CCGGGAGACAATCCAAGCCCGCCATTCACTGGCGCGGGCTGGGTTGCTCAGGATGTGGGCTCATATGTCCGCCTCAATGATGGACTAGTACTGATAAAGAGCATTACCAGTGCGCAGATTGCCGTCGGTACCATCCGTAGCGACTTAACGGCAACGCAGGCAGCCTCACCGGGTTCGTGGACGCGCGAGGACACGGTCTGGACAAATGAATTTGGCTATCCTGGTGCGGTTACGCTGTACCAGCAGCGCCTTGTTCTGGCGGGTTCGCCAAAGTATCCGCAAACAATCTGGTGGAGTGAAACGGGCGTTTATCTGTCCTTTGAGATTGGCACCGAAGATGACGATGCGATCAGCTTCACGTTGTCTTCTGACCAGCTCAACCCGATTGTGCATCTGGCGCAGATGAATACCCTGATTGCACTGACCTACGGCGGCGAGTTTACGATCACCTCCGGCAATGATGCGGCCATTACTCCGACCAATATTTCGGTGAAAAACCCAAGCCCATACGGCTGCAACGGGATCCGCCCGGTGCGTGTTGGTACCGAAATCATGTTTGTGCAGCGCGCTGGACGTAAGCTCTACGCCGTAGCGTACGACCCTGACAGCTTTGTTTCCTATTCCGCCAACGATATGACGGTGCTGGCCGAGCACATCACCTCTGGTGGCGTGCTGGACATGGCATACCAGCAACAACCAGATGCGTTTATCTGGATGGTCAGGGCGGATGGTGTTGCGGTCACCATGGCTATCGATCGCGCTCAGGACGTTATTGCATGGTCCCGTCAGGTGACTGCCGGCGCTTTTGAATCGGTGGCTACCATCCCGTCCGAAACCGACGATGTGGTGTATGCGATCGTTCGTCGTGAGATAAACGGCCAGACAGTTCGCTATGTCGAGGTTTTCGACAGCACGCTTTATACCGATGCCGCAGTGACCGGCACCAGCAGCGCCGGTTCTGCCACGTGGTCCAATCTTTCACATCTCGAAGGGCAGACGGTTGATGTGGTGGCGGATGGCTCTGTAATGCCTCAGCAGACGGTTTCCTCTGGTCAAATCACCCTTTCACGCCTGGCAAAAAGCGTGGAGATCGGCCTGCACTTTGAAAGCACGATCGAAACGCTATCGCCTGAAGTTCAGACAACTGAAGGTACGACACAGAACGCGAAGAAGCGCACCAGCGAAGTGACGATGCGTTTTCTCGAAACAACTGGCGCGGAGTGCAACGGCCAGGTCATTCCGTTCCGCCGGTTCGGTCCAAAAATCCTTAACCAGCCCGCACCACTTTTCACCGGCGATCACTACTGGGGAAAACTCGGCTGGGAGCGCGGGGAAGACACCCTGCTTATTCAGCAGCGCCAGCCGCTGCCATTCCACCTTCTCGCAATTATTTTCACGTTCACCAGTAACGGGGGCTGACATGGTACGTAACGCAACGGTCGGGGATATCCCGGCGCTGATCGAGCTGGGGGCGCGGATGTATATCGAATCCCGCTATTCGCAGAATTCGCCCTTTGATGAAGAAAAATGCGCAGATCTCGCCCGCACTCTTATTTCATCACCCGCAGGCTGTCTGCTGGTGGCCGAAAAAGACGGTGCGGTAATTGGCTGGCTGGCCGGGGGGATTGCTGAGCAGTGGTTCAGCCGCCAGCTCATGGCCTTTGAATACGGGATATTTATCGCGCCTGAGCATCGCGGCGGTACAGCTGGCCCGCGTCTCGCGAAAGCGTTTATCACATGGGCCGAAGACCACGGAGCCGCGCTCATAAATATGGGTATCACCACTGGCGTGCATGAAGAGCGCACGGGTGATTTGTATTCACGTCTCGGCCTGTCGCGTACCGGTCTGCTTTATTCCAAAGAGGTGTAACGATGTGTACCGGTTTAGAGGTGGCTGCAATTGGCGCGTCCGTTCTTGCTGCGGGTGGCGCTGTCTATAGTGGTCAGCAGCAAAAGAAAATGTCCAACTATCAGGCAGCGCAGGCGGAAGCCGATGCAGAAGCCGCGCAGGCAGCTGCACGCGTGGAAGCTGATCGCATCCGTAAGGCGGGCAGGGCACAGGCAGCGCAGGCAAATGCAGCGCTGGCTGCGTCAGGCGTGGACACGGGAGAAGGTACCGCATTGCGTATCCAGTCCGGCATCGTGGGTGACGCTGAACAGGATGCGTACCAGACCATTCTGAATGGTGCGAACCAGAGTGCACGGCTCAACGCGCAGGCATCTGCCGACCGTATCAGCGGCCGTAATGCTTCAACATCTGGCTACATCAGCGCTGGCGGCTCACTGCTGAGCGCGGGTGGCACAGCGTACAACGGCTGGAAAAAAGCAGGGAGTAAATAACCGTGAGAATTCCAACGGGTAATTTTGGCAACGTTACGCCGCAGGCTAATCCAACCCGGGTCGGGGTCAGTAATGTTGGTCAGATAGGTAATGCTGTAGCCGGGCTGGGGGCTGCTCTGGGCCAGACTGTAGATGATTTGCAGCGTACGCAGGATAAAGCTGACGTGGCCGCTACCCAGGCGATACTTACCGATCTCGATGCGAAATCCAGCGACCGCTGGGAAAACCCGGAGACCGGCGCGCTGGTAACCCGGCAGGGGTTCAAATCTTCTGGCGTCGGCCTGGACATGGATAAACTGGACTCCTCCGACTATGAAGAAGCCCGCAAACGTGTACCGCAGAGCCAGCTGCAGTATTTTGATGCGCAATGGAAAGCGGGTCAGATCCGCCGCGCCAGCACCTACAACAGCTTTGAGCGTAGCCAGACCGAACAGGCCCAGCGCCAGCAACTCGACGCAACGGTAAAATCGTCCGTTGAACAGGAAGCGGGGGCGTTTGATGATCCGCAGGCCGCTGCGTTGATTCGCAGCGCCCGGCAGCACTCCATTTCATTGTATGGCCAGGCACAAGGCTGGTCGCAGGAACAAATTGACCAGGCTGTTTCTGAGGCCAACTTACGCGCTATGGATCAGCGAGCCCAGAACTATGCGGTAACCAATCCTCAGGGCTGGTTAAATGGCGATTTTCCCGTGAAAGATACCGGTGCGCTGGATATGCGCGCCATCGGGATTGTTGAATCCGGCGGTAAGCATTTTAATGCTGACGGCAGCGTTATAACCTCTCCAGCAGGTGCGCAGGGTAAATACCAGCTTATGCCGGACACGGGCAAAGAGCTGGCTGCGAAGCGCGGAGTTGAATACAACCCGGCAGATGAAGAACAAAACGCCCTGCTGGCGAGCGATTACGCAAATCAGCTGTACGGTAAATATGGCTCTGAAATGCTGGCGGGTGCTGCATATAACTGGGGTATGGGAAACGTTGACAAGCTGATCGCGAAAACCGGAGACCCACGCAAGGGCGAAATTTCTGAGGCTGAGTTTATTCGGCAATTACCTGCTGAAACTCGCGGGTGGCTGGCCCGGTACCGTAAAAATAAAACTGGTCTCGATCCTGTGTCGGTTAACAAAATCGATAACATCGCTGAGTCGAAAATCCGTGAGCAGCGCACAGCTCTGCGCGAGCAAATCGACCCCATCCTGAATAATACGATGGCGCAGCTGTACAACGGGGAAGTGCCTGACGCGATGCCCGATAAGGCATCAATTATGTTTGCGTACGGTGAACAGGGGGCAAAGGCAGTTAAGCAGCTCGATATCGCGATCAACAACGCCAAAACCTTCCAGGCGATACAGTACGTATCCCCGGAACAGCAGCAGGCAGAAATCGCAAAGTTAAAGCCTCAGGCAAATGACCCTGATTATGCGCTCAAGCTCGATGCGTATGGCAAGCTCGGCGCGCTGGTGCAGAAAAGCAATGAAGCGATACAGGTGCAGCGTGATGCCCGTCGTTTTAACGAAGCGCTGTCTATGGGCGAGAAACTCGACCCTACAAATAAATCCATGCAAAAAGCCGCCGACGCGACACCAACGGCGCAAAACTTCCGGATTAACGATGCCACCACCCATGACGGGATTGTGCAGCAGGTGGCTCAGACCGGGATCATCCCTTCGCAGGTAACCACCCAGTTATCGGCGATTTCCCGCGCGCGCAGTCCTGAGGCGGTCCGTCAGGGAGCCGAGTTATTTAATCGTCTCTATGACACGGATCCCGCGTCTGTTGGCGACATGCCAAAGGACATGCAGGGATTTTATCTCACCGTTAAGCAGCTTACCGATTCTGGTATGGCGTCCGAAACTGCTATCGAGCAGGCGCAGAATCTGACCTACAACCAGACCGATGCGCTCAAAGCGCAACTGGCCTCAACCCAGAGCACCAAGGAGTACAAAAAAGACCGCAGCAAAGCGATGGATTCCGCTGTGAGCAGCATGTCGGGCTTCTTTAGCTGGGGAAATCCATCCGCCGACGATCAGACGCCAGAGGCCGCACGTTTCCGCAACGATTACCAGTCACTGTATGACATTAATTACCGAACCACCGGCGGTAATGCGGATGCGGCCAAAAAAATGACCAACCAGCAGATCGCCCGCACATGGAGTATCAGCGAGGTAAACGGCGACGCCAAACTTATGAAATACGCGCCAGAGGCACTCTATAACTACGGTCCGTCAGGCTGGCAGGCGGCACAGTGGAAAGAAGAAAAAGAGAGCCTGATGTACGGTGAGCGCAAGGGCGAGATCACCACCAGCCCGACGCAGCTTGGTATTACTTCCGGTAGCGCTGCACCTGTTACCAGCAAAACGCCGGAATCGCGTATTGGCGGAGAGCTGGAGATAACTCCTGATGTACTGACGGCCCGCAATGGCGATTACGCCATCATGGTGCGGACAAAAGATAAGGATGGTATCGAAGTGGTACAGCCGTTCTACGATTCGTACGGCAGGCCGATGCGCTGGAAACCGTCACTGGAAGAGTGGGCGCCATATAAAAAAATGCAGGAAGAGCGTGAAGAACACGATCGTAATGAGCTGCAGCGCGGTCAGGACATTCGCGGGTTCAAAGATAAACACCGTGCGCTCGACGAACAATATAAGCGCCTGCACAACGAGCGTATGGACAGGGTTAAAAATTACTTTTCGTGGAGCACTGAATAATGCCGGTATACGCCACTCCTGAAGAACTGAATAACGGATTCACTCCGGCGGGCAATGTCCTGGCGGCACCTTCCGGGTTTGATGTCCCTCTGCCTGAAGGTACCAACCCGGCACCTCAGCAGGATGAGCCGTCTGTGTGGGGCGCAGCATTTCGCCAGAATAACTTGCTGGGGCAGATGTTCCGCCCGGCTAAGCAGTTCGAGCCGGTAGACGGGTACAATCCGTATGCTGATAAACACGAGCTGCACGGGTACGAGCAGTGGGGATCCGCTTTTGCCGACTCACGCTCGCCGGAAGAAACCGCCTGGCTGAAACAGCAGATCGACGACGAAAATGAAGACCGTCGGGTACTTTCCGAGGCTGGCGGGGAGGGCGTTCTTGCCAGTATTGCTGCCGGGGTTGTTGACCCTGTCACCGTCGCTTCGATGTTCATTCCTGGTGCTCAGGGAGGTACGGTGGCCCGTATTGCGTCACAGGCTGCAATCGGTGCAGCTGCAACAGCAGCGAGCGAGGTTGCGCTTAACAACCAGCAGATTACCCGCACGTGGGGGGAAAGCGCTTCCCACGTCGCAGCCGGTGCGTTGATGAGCGGTGTATTCGCGGCTGC